TGGGCAAAGGCATTGGTATATTTGGGGACTGTCTGGAGCTGTGCTATGCAAGTACGGACGATAAGCCCTACCCCCGCTCGGCATACATTGACCCCAGGTGCGGTATTTTAGTTTGTGATTCTACGGTAGAGCATAACAAGCTGTTCGGCATGGTTTGGGAGCGGAGAGAGACAGTAAATCGGCAGAAGTATTATTTCTGCACCATTTACACCGACCAGACAGAGAAGGATTACCGCAGTGATGACCTGAAAACAGCCGTGTTTCACCAGGTAGGAGAGACACGGGAACATTTCTTTGGAGAAGTCCCCGTGATTGCCTATGAGAACAACAATGAACGACAGGGAGACTTTGAACAGATTTTGCCCCTGATTGACGGTTATGACCAGCTGATGAGCAGCCGCCTGACCGACAAGAAAAAGTTTGTGGATGCCCTGCTGGTGTTCTATGGCATGAGCCTGCGGGAGGGGGATGAAGAACGGCTAGTTCGGGAGAAGTTCATTGACGGTGCGCCCCTGGATGCAAAGGCGGAGTACATTCAAAAGACCTTCGATGAAAGCTCGGTTCAGGTGCTGGCAGATGCCCTTGTACGGGAAATGCACAAGATGACTCTGACGGTGGATATGAGTGACGAAAAGTTCGCAGGAAATGCCAGCGGTCAGGCGTTGAAATTGAAGCTGCTCACCATGAACCTGATGGTTCGGAACAAGATTCGCCGGATGGAAAAGGGCTTGAAGGAGCGGTTCCGGCTATATAATCAATGGCTGGTCACCAACGGGGCTATGTCTCCTGTGGAAGTGACTGACATTGACGTAGTGTTTACGCTGGCGACTCCAATCAATGAGGAGGATGTCGTTGACCTGGTGACAAAGCTCCAAGGGATTGTGGATGATGAGACCCTACTCAGCCAGCTTTGGTTTATCCGTGACCCCAGAGAGGCAGTGGAGAACATCAGGCAGCAGAAGCGGGAAAACGCTGACTTGTACCGTATGCCCACCTCAGGGGAGGACAAGATGGCAGAACAGGCAGCGGAAGAAGCTGTGCGCAGGGCAGGAATCCTGAACATCTAACGCCATGAAGTTTGATGAAATCAATCGGTTAGGGAAAAACCAGGATTACTGGAAGAAGCGGGCAATCAAACTGGAGCTACTTACTGGACAAGCGGCGGAGCGGACGGGGCAGGCGGTAAGCCGGATTTATCAACGGGCAATACAATCCATTTTGGCGCAGATTGCTAAAATTTACACCCGTTACGCCCAAGGACACCGGCTAACCAACGAGCAGGCAAACCAGCTTTTGGGCGTAAAGCAGACGGCAGACTGCCGTCAGCAGCTTTTGCAGACCTATCATCTGGAGACAGACCCAAAGCGGAAGGAAGAACTTCGTGCCATGCTGGATGCTCCTGCTTATGCAAACCGAATTTCCCGTTTGCAGGCTCTCCGTGACCAAGTATATCTGGAAGCCAGAAAAGCCGGTCTGGAAGAGGTTAAGTTGGTGGAGGATGCCCTTTCCGGCGTGACGGAAGAAAGCTATTATCGGACGTATTTTGACCTGTACCAAGGGACAGGGCGGGAAATTGACTTCACCCGCATTGAACATCCTCAAGTGCAGGCAATGCTGGCGCAGGAATGGGAGGGTGAGAACTACTCTAGCCGTATTTGGAATAATAACAAAGCCTTTGCGGAGCAGGTGCGGGACACGGTAACTGTTGGTATTTTGTCTGGTCAGAGCTATCAAGAAATGGCGGTTCGGCTAGGCTATGTTGCCGGAGCGGATGAGCCAAAGCCACCGGACATCCAGAATGTGACCATAGAGGAAGCAGAAGCTGCTCTGAAGGAATTGGACAAGTCCAAGGAAACGAAATCCTCTCCCAACGAGCCAGAGAAGTCCGCTGAACCGCAAAAGCCTCACGCCAAACCCAACAGCGGCACTCGCTCCGGTGCGTCTGCCAACTCCATGAGGTTGATTCGGACAGAAATGTGCCGTGCCGCATCTGCCGGTCAGCTGTTGTCTTTGAAGCGTGCGGGGCTGACCGAATACCGTTATGTTGCCACTCTTGACTTGTTGACTTCCAAGGTGTGTCGTGAACTGGACGGGAAGATTTTCAAAGTGGCAGAAGCCCAAACAGGGCTGAATTGTCCACCTATGCACCCTAACTGCCGGAGTGTTATTTGCGCAGTTCTTAGCCAGGATTTTTTGGCAAAGATTGACCGTGCCGCTCGTGACCCCATAACAGGAGAGACCGTTTATGTGCGTGGGGACATGACTTACCAGGAGTGGTATGACAAGTACGTCAAGGAGGACAAGCAGGAAACCTCAAAACGAAGCGGCGAGAAGTTTGTTGCAAATCCTGGGGAAAGTGGTATACTGGATGAAAAGGGGCAGAGAGCTATCTATGATTATATGTCCTCTAATAAAAGCTATCCATTGAATGATGCTTTAAGGCGTGGAACGAGATTGACAGCCGACCAAAGAAGTTTGGTTCATGATTTGGATGAGGCACTTGAACAGCTGCCGGATTATCAGGGGACGGTGTATCGCTCCCTTTCAGCGGAGATGTTGGATGTTGATATGGAAACGTTCTTGAGGGCGCACCAGCCTTTTTCAACAGTTCGATATGACGCATACACATCAACAGGCAAGGTCGTGTATGATTCATCTATGGAGATTCAAATGGTTATTCAGTCCAAACACGGGAAGGACATCTCTAGATGGAACAGCGGGGAGCAGGAAGTTCTCTTTCGCCGCAAGTCCTTTTTTCTTGTCACAAAAGTAGAGGGAAATACAATTTATATGGAGGAAGCACAATGAATCCAAAAGACCCGCATGACCGTTTTTACTGTATGCCGGCGTTTCACAACCCACCGTGCAATTTTTGCCGTCACCGTTTTGATGGACTCAAATGTACGGCATTCCCAGACGGATTGACTTCCGAAGTTATGGGGCGAATCGATGATTGTAGAAACGACCCTGAAGCACTAAAATTACCATGCAACGGGATTGACGACATTCACTACGAGCCACGAGAAACAGAGCAGCCCTGAAACAAGAACCTCGGTGCTGCCGCACCACGGCTCTTTAGTCTCCCACATTTCCACATAATTACATTACTTTGTTGATAAAAGCAACTTGTAAGATATTCTTACCGGTTGCTTTTTTCATACCCATTTTTAAGGAAAGGACGAAAATAATGGCAGAAGAGCAGAAACATGAAATCCCTCCTGAGGAAAACAAGCCAGAGGAAACCCCCAACGAGCCGGAGAAGCCCCTCACGCTGGCGGAGCTGCTGGAGCAGAATCAGGAATACAAGACCCAGTATGAAGCCCTGCTTGGTGCGGAACGCCAAAGATGGCAAGAGACCGCTGAGGAGGAGCTGACCGAAGCCCAGAAGCTGGAAAAAATGACCGCCAGTGAAAGGCAAGCCTATCAGCTGGCGCAGGGGGAGAAAAAGCTTGCCCAGCGGATGAAGGAGTTTGAACGCCGTCAGCTGGTGGTCCAGACCGGTGAGGAGCTGACCCGCAGAGGGCTACCTTCCAGCATGGCGCAGTGGTTCACTGGTGCGGATGCTGCTGCGACTAAAACAAATCTGGATGCCTACGAGCGGGATTATAATGCCGCTGTCCAGGCAGGCATTAACGGAGCTATGAGGGGCAGGACTCCGCCCAAAGACCCCAAGGCACCGGAGGAAGTAGACGCTTTCTTGCTGGGCTTTGAAGGGAAAAAGCTGACCAAGAGAAAGGATTGATGAACAATGGCAGTAAATTACGCTGAGAAGTATGCTGCAAAAATTGACGAACGGTTTACGCTGGGTGCGTTGACCAATGGAGCTGTCAACAATGATTATGACTGGCTTGGTGTGGAAACAGTTAAGGTCTTTTCTGTCCCTACCGTGCCGATGAACGACTATAAGCTCTCTGGCTCCAACCGATACGGCGACCCTACTGAGCTGCCCAATAACGTGCAGGAGCTGAAGGTAGAGCAGGACCGTGCTTTTACCTTCACCATTGACCGAAAGAACCGTGATGACACTCAGATGACTATGGAGGCGGGCAAGTCCCTCCAGCGACAGTTGGATGAGGTGGTCATCCCCGAAATTGATATTTATCGTCTGAAGCAGATTTGTGAGGGCGCAGGACAGTCTGTTATTGGCACCGTTACCAAGGCAACCGCTTATGGAGCCTTTTTGGATGCACAGGAAAAGCTCAGTGACGAAAAAGCTCCTCAGGGCGGCAGACTGTGTTACTGCACCAACGGCTATTACAAGCTGATTAAGCAGGATGAGTCTTTCACGAAGTCTGGTGATTTGGCGACCCAGATTGCTGTGAACGGCGCAGTGGGCAAAGTAGATGGCGTTCCCTTGATTCCTGTACCTTCCAGCTACCTGCCTTCTGGTGTGAACTTTGTAATTACCAATCCCGCTTGTACTGCCGCTCCTGTGAAGCTGGAGGATTACAATATTCATGACAACCCTCCTGGTATTTCCGGCTGGCTGGTGGAAGGTCGTGTGCGCTACGATGCTTTTGTCCTTGACCAGAAGAAGATGGCTATCTGCGTCCACAAGACGGCTGAGTAATGGCACCGGAACGGCTGGAAGAACTGCTGGTTCGGCTGGAACGAAGGCTGGGACTGGAGGAGCTGGACAACGAAACCACTGCTCTGCTGGAGGATGAGCTTTGCGAGGCTGAAGGAGAGCTGCTGCTCTACCTGAACATGGAGAAGCTGCCAGACAGTCTGACCGCCTACGCAGTCAAGTTGGCGGCGGTATATTATCAGCGGGACAAGCAACAGCAGGATAGCGGCGGCGAAAAAGCATGGAGCTA